CGCCTGAAGTACTGCCAGCCGTCACTGATGAACTGCTGCCGGCGGTTCTTGTCTTCGTGCTCGGCCAGATCGGCCAGTGTCTTGTCTGCCACGGTTATTCTCCATAACGGTACGGCTTCGTGACCACTACGTCCCGATCAGCTCGAGGCAGCAGCAGCGCGATCGCCGCATAGAAGCGGTCCCGGTAGTCCTTGAGCTTCGGGTTCTTGGTCAGGCCCGTGCCGTCCAGGTAGGACGCACAGGTCCCAAAGATCAGGGCATTGTCGAACTCGTCGCCAAACAGGATCTCGCCCGTATCCTCATCACCGATGGCCGGATGCTTCTGCCAGTGGGCCACCTTGACGGTGTACGAGCCGTCTGGCAGCGGGTAGACGTACAAGGACCCGCCTCGAGGGGCGAAGTCCAGCGGCCTTCCGCTTGTCGGGCTCTCCTGCTCCTGATGTCTCTGGAGCTGCTTGAAGTCCACCAGCCGCATCGGACGGTAGCCGTCGATCCAGACAACATCCCAATCCTTCAGGGACGCTGGCAGGGCCTTGAGCTTCAGACCCACCGTGAAGGCCAGGTCAGCCTCTGTGCGGAGGGCGGGCCAGTTCGCCATCTCGGAGATCTCATCGATCACACGCTGGATCTCGGCGGTCATGCCGTCCTCGGCCACCGACTTGCCCAGCCGCGAGTTCACCGCCAATCTGATTTCCTCTTGTGTCATGATCGAGATCCTTATGCTATTACTCCGGCCAGGGCAGACCCACGGGGACCAACCGGGGCCCACCCAGCCAGAGCAGTTCTCGGCTACGAAACGGTGTCTGCGACGATGGCCGTATCGACGGTCATTACGCCGTAGTCAACGCTGTTGAACTCGGGACGGCCAATGCCCATCAGGACATCGACGGCCGTACCGTGGTTTCGCCCGTAGTCGAAGTCCTTACGGTGGAACTTCGGCTTCGAGGCGTAGGCGTGGCACGCTGCCTGAGCACCGCAGAACAGTGCTCGAGCTGCGTAGACGCCGTCTACGAACGCATCGCCGTCCTCGAACTCTTCAGAGGCGGTTTCGCCGCCCTCTCCGAGTCGAGTCTCGCAGCGGTCGTACTGGTGCAGAATCACGCCATCGTACTCCCCGATCGCGCCTGACTTCAGCGGGTTGCTGTGGTCACGCGGCGAGGTGTAGAAGTGCAGATTCTTGTAGTCGTCGGAGGCCTTCAGCGCCTTGACTTGCAGCGGGTGCAAGAACATCAGGTACTTGGGCTGTCCATCGACCATGATCGGCCGGATGATGGGCTCTGAAGCAGTAGCGTACCGCTTGCAGAAGTCCACGCAGTCCAACGAGAAGACGTCGTCAGCGAGGATCTCCGCATCCGTGTCGGCCACGGTCAGGGCGCCGTCAGCTCCGGTTCCCATCGCCAGCTTGCGGCTCGGGGCCGAAGCAGCGACGAGAGCCGTATCGTTGGCTCCGTTGTAGAGCAGACCGGACATGGCCAAATACGTGGCCCTGTCAACGGCCCACGCGAACCACAGTGCCAACGTCTGTCGGCAGACCGGATCCCACTCAAATGCCGCCTTCTGTCTGTCGAGAGGCCCAGAGTCTCGGACGCCGTGCCCGAAATCCTTCACCGCCAGACGGTAGGCGTAGTTATCGATACCTTCCTCGTTGTCCTCGATCGTTCCATTGACCTGACCTTGCGAGGACAGGGGGTAGATGATCGGGTACGTGACCGCCTCGCCCTTTTTGACGGTCAGATCCATCTTCATCTGGATCAGGGCGTTGGGGTCAGTGAGGATGGTGGCTTCGGCGGCTTTCTCGCCAACGTAGTTCAGCTTCATGGGCGAACCAATGAAGCGGGAGAAGAACATGTTCTTCAGCCCGAACCGAAAGAAATCGGTAGACCACTGTTCAGCGACAAGATCCGCATGAGTTGCAGTCAATTCAGCAGCCATGAGGCCACTCCTTGTCGTTAGGGTTCTCCATGACCGCCCTGGCCGGGGGTTACCCGTGGAGGTTGGTCATGATGTCAGTGAAAGCTTCTACGCTATCGACTACACTGTCGGTAGCGGGCGTCTTGGGAGGAGCAGCAGCGGCGGTTGAGATCGCATCCCGTACTGCGGGGCAGAGTGCGGCTCCGATCTGGTAGGCTTCGGCGGCGGGATCGCTCGATCCCTTCCGAATCCCGGCCATGATCTCGGGCCTGTTTTCGTCCAACCATGTCACAGCAGTGATGACCGTCGCATCGACGTCGAGGGCCGCGGGGATCGTCCCTTCGGTCTGGGCCTTCTTCAGCCCTTTCAAGCTCTGGTCGAAGGCGCCCATAGCGTCAGCGGCCTGTTGTTCAGCCCGTTCCTTGAGGAGCGGGGCCAGGCGTTTGTCTACTGCGGCGTCTACAGCTTTCTCGAAGTCAGTCCCTGTCGGCTCCGTCGGGTCAGCCGGCGTCGGGTCATCGTCTTCACCGTCGAAGAACTTGGAGAGGTCCAATTCGCCATCGTCATCGTCATCGGGGACCTGTTCCTGGCTTTCTCTGAGGGCCTTCAGCTCCGCTTCAGCCTTCTGACGGGCCTTGCGTTCCTTCTGGACCTCTTTCACCAGGCCCTTACCTGCCGGGGAGTTGACTACGTCCTTGTGCTTGACGCCAGCGAGGACCTCGGCGGCACTGGGGCCACTGGGTTCCGGCTTGGGGTCAGTCACGGGCTCGGCGGCGGGTGCGGGATCGGCGGCGGCTGGGGCCGGAGCGGGTGCGGGCGTGGGATCCGGCTCGGCGGCGGGTGCGGGAGTCGGGTCGGGTTGCGTCAGATCGACAGTGTCTGTCTGATCCGCAAGCAAACCGCCCATCTGGGCGCCCAATGCGTCGAACTTCTCATCCATACCTTCAGGCATCCCGGCCTGTTGTCCTGCTGCGTCTGGTTGCGCGATCTTTGCCATTGCTGTTACTCTCTCTCACCAGCATTGCGGGGCTGGCCACCCGAAACGGCGTTTAACCCTGCCGAAGGGAATCGGTGCTTACCCTCACCGAGCGGGATCCGGCTACATGCCGGAGGCGTCTATGGTGCTGTACCAGCCGCTCTGGGTTTCGGCGGCGTGGATCCAGCTTTTACGGCTTGTGGTTCTCCAACAATAGGCCCGCTGGCCTTGAGTTGGTTCATGATCTTGTCCGAGCCGGGGAAGTTCGCCAGGCTCAAGGCCTCGGTCACAAGCATGGCCGCGACATCCGGCGGCAGTTGCAGACCAAGGTTCGCCATGAAGGTCGCCAGCTCACGAAGCTGCTCGAGCTGGGCCTCCCTGAATGTCGTGGACGTCGGTGCGGGTGCGGCCTTCACGCCGTACTGGCCGGATCCGAAGCCGTTCATCAGCTCGACGGCGCCGCGGGGCCCGCCAATGCTCTCGAGCAGCTCCTCATCGAGCACTGCGAACATCTCCTCCGGGCTCCAGACGTCATTGAAGCGCGTCATCTCCCACAGGCTCGTGCCGAAGGTCCTCATCGTCCGGGCCATGTTGTACGACATCGGGGCCAGGACGGTCAGTCCAGCCTCCTGCCTGACGAGCTGGGCCCGTCCAGACTCTGATGGGCTGGTGCTCTGGCCGCTGAGATCCGCGTTCACGCCGGAGATCTTCTGCATGTCCTCGGCGGTGTACGAGGCCAGTGTCATGTGGCCCTGCGAGATCCCGCCCACCTCGATCCGCTCGAGGAAGCCGCCGAAGTCCTCTGTCTCGAGGAGCACTCCCGGCGTGGATCCGTACTCGAAGATCGCCTCACGGCCCTTGTTATTGGCCTTCTTGGCCTTCCAGCCGGGATTTCCGGCCTGGTTGAGCTGGTGGAGCGTCTGGGATCGCATCTTGTTGTGCTCTTCCTGCGGGCCCTCGAGGCTCTCGACAATGCCGAACTTGTGCCCGTGCATGTGGTATGGGCAGAACCGAGCCGCCGGGAACGAGATCATCCCGTTCAGCGGGTCAGCCTTCTCGTGCAGCAGCAGATCGCCAACCATGACCTGAAGGTTGAGCTGCGCGATCACCCGCTCGGCCGTGTCCATCTGCCGCTCGGGATGCTGCTCCATCCACTTCCTGATCTTCGCCTTCTCTTCAGCGGTCTTGAGCCTGACGCTGATCAGTTGCCCGTCCGGGCCCACCGTCGTGGCGATCAGGACCCGCTCGTAGCTCCTGTACCACAGCTCACGGAGGCACACGCCCTTCAGCTCGGAGCCATTGCCCATGAACTCTGAGGCCCCTTCCTCGCCGTAGGCCGCGTTGTCCATCAGGATCTTGGTGAGCTGGTTCAGGAAGCTCTGATCCTCGCCCGCGATCTTCTGGACCCAATCCTGTGACCAATCATTCGTCATGGCGTCCAGGGCGTCCTTGGCCTTGTCGGGGAAGTACGCCTCGAGCTTGGCCTTGGGCAGGAACCGCTCGGCAAAGAGGAACTCGCCCTTGTTGATGTCGTAGGC